CCCGTGAAGCGAGACGGCAAGGACGCAACCTGCGACCGGCCCTGCTGCCGTCAACATGCGGTCGCCGTGGACAAGAACGTGGATTACTGCTTGGCACACGCCCAGCACGCAGGGAAGCTGGCTCCATGACGCCCGCGACGCTGCAATCTGACCAGGAGGCCGTGCGCCGGGCCTGCGTGGGCGCGTGGATGCGCGAGAGCGCACTATAATAAGGATAGTTTTTGTGGTACACTTTGTCTGTACCAAGACTGGAGGTGATGATGAGAGCAGTAGCATACGTCCGTGTCTCGACTAAGGATCAGGCCGAAAATGGTGTCTCCCTAAAGGACCAGAAGGCTAAGATCCAGGCCATGTGTGTCGTCAGGGGCGATGAACTCATTGACATTATTGAGGATGAGGAATCTGGTAAGGATTTGAACCGTCCCGGTTTCCAACAGATTCAGCGGATGGTGGAGGCCCACGAAGTCGATGTCGTCATTATCTGCAAGCTGGACCGGCTGACCCGAAGCGTGGGGGATTTGGCGCACCTCCTATCCTTATTTGATAAGCATGGCGTAGCGCTCGTATCCCTAGCTGAGTCCCTTGACACACAGAGCGCCGCAGGCCGTCTTGTCATCAACGTCATGGGGGCCGTTGCCCAATGGGAGCGGGAAGTGATTTCCGAGCGGACAAAAGCGGCGCTGGCGTATAAGAAATCGAAGGGGCAGCGGGTGGGGAACATCCCGTTTGGGTTCAAGATGGGCGAGGGGAAGAATCTGATCCAAGACGTTGGAGAACAGACGATCATAAGGCTTATTGTAAACACAAGAGCCAACGACCAGATGAGCTATCGTGGAATCGCGGCAGCGCTAAACTTTAATGGCTACCGCACTCGCACGGGTGGCAAATGGCGGCACGAGTCAGTAGAGGACGTGTTCAAGGCAAACCAGATCAAAGCTAGGATAGCGTAGGAGGGACGATGCTCAAGACAAAGCAGACTTTTAACGGGCTCCTCACCTATCGCACGACAAGCCTCTACATCGGCGACGTGCTCGACCTGTATGAAGAATACTCGCCTGACGAAGTGGATCTTCTTAAGGTGCTGGCGAAGGATCGAAATGTGATACTGGCCGGGGCGAACATCGGGGCCATCGCGGTTCCGGTTGCGACGGCTGCCAAGATGCTGGTTGCCTTTGAGCCGAACCCAATAGAATACACCCTACTATGTAAAAACATTGAAATGATGGATGAAATTGTATGCTTGCCAAAGTGCTATGCACTTGGAGAAAGAGAAGGGTGGATGTACTGTCCGGTCCTTGATCCAGACAAGCCGGGGAACATTGGTGGTGCCTCTTTGCTGGGCTGGACAAGCCAGGATGACACGATCAAAGTAGAGGTGAGGCCCATCGACTCTTGTTGGCATCCAAAGGATCAGGTCGGCCTCATCATCGCCGACACTGAAGGCATGGAGATTCACGTTGTCAAAGGGGCGCTGGAAACAATCAAGCGGGATCAGCCGTACCTCTACCTGGAGAATGCTCTTGACAATATCCCGCCAGACGCGAACAACCCCTATGGACGGCCCTGCCGCGCCGCCGAACTGATGAAACTGGTGGAGTCTTTGGGCTACACAATGTACTACCACTTCCCCAAGTTGACGAACAAAGCTAAGGAAGGGGAGTTGGCCTACGGCGTTGTTTCCTTCAACATGCTGTGCGTCCACCAATACAAGGGCTACGAGTTTGCGAAACTCGAACAAGCATCGTGGCATCTAAGCCCCGTAGTCAAGAAGGCTGACGGGCAGTATGTGGTGGCACAGCGATGAGCATGCAACAATGGATTGGCGTAGTGGTCTTAGTCCAGAACGTGTGGATATTCTGGCTTGGATGGGTAGTTGGCAGGTCGTCGGGGAGAAAGCAAATCCTGTCGATGATCGAAAAGCGAATCCACGGGGCGAAGTAATTAAAGTCTTGCGTTTTCTTAATTGACAGGCTAGACTTTAATTGAGAAAGTCTGGATGCAGACATGGAAGCACTAGAACTCAACCCGACCCTCTACCACGGCTACTGTGATGAGCCGCGACGAGTGCTGTGTACGCGCTGTGGATACTGGCTGAACTTGAGCGCAGAGGACGGCGGGGTTGGCGACGACTACGCTACGGTTCTAACGAGGAAGCACCTGGAGATCTGTCAAGGGAATGCCGCACAAACTACCGAAGCGCTCGGGGAATGGTTCCAGGAACACGTCGGCCAAAGACGATCCCGGTCTGTTTGAGGACCATTCCACAGGTAAAGTCAGGTTCTACCGGCCCACAGGTGACACTGCCGTACCCATTGGCAAATGGCTAATTCGGGTCTCAAAGCCCTATTATAAGGGACTGAAACTGGACGCGATGGATGACTTCATCCTCAATGAGTATCTTGCAAGCGCTGACAGCGTGACTGGCTATAGGTGTTTTCATTACCACTCCGAGACCCTGAGAATACTGAAGTGCCAGACGTTCGACGCTTACATGGACGAAGCTGAGGGGGTGCTTGCGCTTTGAAGTGGACTGACGAGGGCTGGGACGCTCCTGCCGATGAAAGGGCAGTCCCCTTTGAGAAGTGGCGGCATGATGCGACTACGGCGACAATAACCGAAGAAGTACGGGCGCGGTCGCAGCCTACCCTTAGTGTGCAACAAGAAAGCAGCGGCCCTCCGGCGAAGGCCAAGAAAAAACCACAGATGGGGCTTTTGTTCAAGGATAAGACTTGAATGTATCTTATAGTTCGATGTATGCTTAATGCTGGTGGAGCCCCAAACACTCTTTGATAGGCATCTGGCGCAAGCCGACAGGGTGGCCGAAAGGCTCTGTTGGAGCTATCGCGTATCGGGAGCGTTGACCTATCAGGAAGAGGCCAGATCTGAGGCTAGGCTGGCATTGTGGCGCTGTTGCCTATCCTACAATCCTGATCTCCAGGCATTCCAAAAGAAACTTGCCCACGTAGCCGACCTCATCATCTTCTGGTCGCCAGTGTTGGGGATTGCGGTTACTGAGCCTCGCAAAGACCCCTACGCTTCTTTCTGGATCTGGGCTGTCCAGCGCGTAGGTGGGCGAGTTTTAGACTTTTTCCGATCCCAACACTTGATAACGCGGCTAGCCCCAGGCGAAACCCATACGATGCTCTACCGAGAGCGCTTCGTTTCAATGGGGACGCCAAAGGGGCAGACAGCGAGAGGAAGCTCGAACCCCAGCCTCCGCGACGAATACTTGAGTCAGGACTACACTGACTCTTTTTTTTCGTCTGATCGGGCCGACACGTATAACGAGTTAGAATCCATACAGTTAGAAATCTCCACCATCATGTCAGACGCTCATCTCACACAGACGGAGCAACAGGCAATTGATCTGGCATATGGGGATGAAGAGATGGAGCCTGCGGAAATTGCGGAGATGATGGGGATTGGTACGGCCACAGCCAAGTTGCTATTGAAAACAGCCTTGGGCAAGTTACAGGACGCGGCTCACTCGCTTTGTAACGGCTATGGACGCTCAGCCTTGAGCCACGCTTCCGCCACAAAATCAATAACCTTACCCATGCTGCAACCTTGAACGGCGGTCCTTTCTAATAGGAAAGACATAGTTTGGGGCGAAACCCTGCATCCAATCCTCACTCGTTTCTTATCTTCTGGCAGGGCCTTACGGCCTAATTTCTTGGGAGTGGGGATTGTGTTATCCATAAATCCACAGTACACTGATGTTGGGCGAAAATGCAAACAATTCTGTTGGCCATCTTTGGTACGTTCTGCTTCTGCCTTTTCCTAGTGGCATTGGCCGTTGGCGGCTATTGGATGTACCGCAGCCGAAAGAAGCAGATCGAAGTCCAGGAGCAGTTCTGCAAGGCCGTCGAGACTCTTTCCTCTGTCGCTAAGGATCTGAGCGACATCCCCAAACTCATCGCAGGGCATGGCAACGCAGCCGGGGCCATCGCTATTGAAGTGGCGAAGCTCCGAGACTCGATTGATCGCTTCGTTGGCGTCGTAGTGAAGCCGAGAGAGACTGAAGCGGGCGTGGACTACACCAAAGAAGAGGACGCCAGCCTGCATTGGGAAGTAGCGCAGGTCCTAGCCGAAGATCCCTCTGTTGGTATCGAGAGGGCTAAGGAGATAGCCGAAGGGCGGATTGCGGAGCAGGCGGCGCTACCGCACTTGGGAATGGAGTGACATGGGTGACCTGACCGATCTGAAGATTGTTGAAAACGAATACCTGCCCGAAGGGTTTGTCCAGTTTAATGACGGTCATGGCGTGTCTATCTTAGACGTAAAAAGTGGTAACGTGGTCCGTATCCCGCATGGTAGTTTTCAAGTAAGCTATAAACTTTCTCCAATATGCGAGCAGAAGGAAGACTCGACGGTTTTCTATTTGCTGTGCACGATGAGGTTCTATGAGTGAGACCGTAGCCACGCGATCCCCGTCTGAGGCTCTGATGACTTGCCTTGAAGAGTTTGGTAAGGCAGAGCCAACCCATGTCCTAGTGGTTTGGACTGATGAATATGGAGATATTTGTTGGAGTGGCTCTAGGCCAAGTTCAGTTGTGTCCTTGCTGGGAATGTTGAAATGCGTCGAAGTAGCATTGGAGCAGGATTTTCTAAAGGACCGGGAGAAGCATGACTCCTAAGCAGTTCAAGCCCATAATTCTTCGCACCTTGAAAGCAGGGCAGAAGTTCCAAACCGTAGAAGCCTTTGCGGACCATCTCATAGCAAAGATGGAGGACTTCGCGGATATGTTTGCCATGGCGCTGGAGGTGGCGGGAACTACTACCAGCCCGGCAATCGAGTCTGTATCCAGACAAGAGCTTCCTCCCGCAGACCCAGCCATCATCCTCCCCACGGCGAGGGACGCTGCCGACGTCTCGGAGAGATTCAAGCCCAAACAGCCTACGGTGGGATTCATAGAGAATTTCACTAAAGAGGAGATGTTTGAGCACTACAGCAAGAACCTCCCGGCTACCCTGCAAGTCCATCCTCCTGGGTGTAAAGCCCCAATCACATTGACCCGAAGCATTCAGAGAGGGCCTGGGGAGAGCTTTGCCGACATGCGAAATGGCGGCATCTACATGCCGACCGTAAAGATCAGTTACGCACAGCCGGGGGTGTCTGACCCAGCAGAATGCGTTAGTGTGGTAGTGTCCACGTCCGATGCGGACATGAACCCGAAGCGAGTACTGGACGAGATTACAGCGCAAGCCAATGCCCGCTACACCTCTGAGCGCCGGAAGATAGAACCGAAGTTCGCCATCCCCCCACCGCAATCCCTAGACGAGACGATCCGAGGGACGCAGGAGGAGCGCACCCCATGGAACACAACCGACGAGCAGGCTTCAGGCAACGATTTAAGCCAGTGGGGAGCGCCGGTCGCGGGAGTGGCGGCATCGAAGTTTAGCAAGTGATAGGCGATTCCTAACAGTGTATGGCGGATCAGTCCACAAACCCCAGTTTCCTGGGGATAACGAACCAGGGCGGCGCAACTGAGGCCCTTACACCCCCCATCAGCCGCTCCGCCATCAAGGTTACGCGCAAGAACATCGCCAAGATCCCAGAGCGCCATCTCATAGAGAACATTGACCCGATGCTCACAGAGGCGTTCATAGGCTTGCGCCAGAAGATCAAAGACGGAAACGTGCGCTGCATCGAGTTGGCCCTGCAAATTGTGAACCTCATCAAGCCGCCAGGGGGCGTCACCGTCACCAACAACCTGCTCCAGCAGAACAATAACAAAACCGAGAACACCTCCGTCAGCTTCGAGTCCCTTGTCCGCAAATTGGAGAAAAGAAATCTCTCTGCCACCAACGTCATTGATGTGACCCCAGAGTAAGGGCGTGTGTATGGCCGACTCCCGTTGGCACCAAGATCTTGAGGTTGCTCAGCTTATCGAGCACCTGAATCAAGACGGCAAATTCAATCAATCCGACAACCTCACCCCTTCGGAGGTCAGGGTCATCCTCCGCGAACTCGAACACTGCCGGAACGACTTCGTGTATGCGGCCAGAAACTACTTCTGGATCACTACCAAAAAGCTAAGAAATCAATTACTTACGCTGTTACCGGCCCAGGAACTTATATTGGAAAAAGTTCTTGAAATGAAGGCTAAGAAACAGCCACAAAAGATTATAATCATCAAAGCGAGACAATTGGGATGTTCGACTTTAATTGAAGCGTTGATAGCTTGGCGTACTATGTTCTTTTCAAACATCAATGCCCTCGTAGTCTCTTACGACAAGGCCCATACTTCGGATGTTTTGTTCCCTATAATGTGCTTCATTTACGATAATATGCCCTGGTGGATGAAGCCGATGTGCGCCCAGAGGAAGGCTGACGAGCTTCTATACTTCGACAATCCCAAGCCAGACTTAAGGAGCATAGACCCAGGATTAAACAGCAAGGTGTTCGTTAGGGGAGCGAATTCTTCTGGCGTCGGGCAGGGAATAAGGTTAAGCGCCGTACACGTTTCTGAGTTCACGGAATATACGGAGGACGTAGCTCGCGGGATTATTGATGAAGACATGGTGAATGCTCTTGTGGAAGATGAGAACACCTTTGCTATTTTGGAATCAACGGCTAAGGGGGCCAACCGTTACGGGCATAAACTCTGGAAGCGCTGTATGGAATTGCTGGGGAGCGATGAGGCTGAGTGGTATCCACTATTCCTTCCGTTCTTTTTTGAGGCAACTAGAGTCCGCCCGGTGCCTGTCAACTGGAGGGTTGAGACGCCGGAGTTTAGAATGAGGGAGAAAGTAGAGTCGGAGTGGCTTCGCTGCCAGCGAAGTGAATGTTTACAGTATCACTACCGCTACGTTCAAAAGGTAGACAGATCTGGTTTAATTTGCCCAACCTGCGAGATTGGGATACTTAACCCATACGTGTTGGCCGACGAGCAACTGGCATGGTATGAGCATCGTAGAAAGAATTCGGACAGAGACGAAGAGAGTTCTAAGTTACTGAAACAGGAAATGGCCAGCACAGGCGAAGAGGCATTCCAGTTGCAGGGTTATCAGATATTCGGGCAGAAGGCGCAGGACTTCGCCAATATAAACGTGCGGAACCCGATAGCAGAGGGAGACTTTGATCTGGCTGGAAGATTCCACGGATGTAATACTACCAATCCAAAGAACGAAGCTGGGTTTTATTCCTGCTACCAGGAGGATTGCAACCTCGATCACACTTACGACGATGCTCCGCTGAAGATCTGGGAGTGGCCCATGCCGGAGGCTGAATACTGCATAGGCGCTGATCTCTCGGAGGGGTTGGGCGGCAAGTCGGCCTACAGCGTAGGGGTCGCTATCCGGTTTAGCACGACAGGCGGCGGAGATTATCAGGTAGCAACGTGGAGGGCAAACACGATTGATCCTATTGGGTTTGCCTACAAACTGAACCATCTTGGTTTGCTTTACAACAGCGGACTGATGTCTGTCGAATGCAACCGATATGACATTTGCTTAGGCACGCTGCGCTACCAGTTGGGGTATCCCAATCTATACCGCTGGAAGCACTTAGATTCCCTGAACATCATGTCAAACAAGTTGGGATGGTGGACAAATATGTCTTCCCGTCCCCGGCTCTGGCAGACGTTTAAGCGATGGCTCCAGCAGGAATTGTTCTTTGTCCGATCCCGCAATCTCGCAGAGGAGATGAAGAATTTTGTTAAGGACGAGGAAGACTCCTACAGTGCTGGAGGCGACCAGGACGAGTGGGACGATGAGCTTTTAGCGTGTATGATTTCCCTTTATACGGCCCACGAGGGAGACTGGAACGACGCTTTAGGTATGATCGCGCCGAAGGCGAAGTTAGCAAAAGAAGATGCCGTCTATGTGATAAAGTGCCAGAACTGCCCGAACGAATGGTGGGCCAACACAGTCGAGGATAAGAACATAGACCCGACAGAGTTTCAGCCGCAGATGGACCCCAATCACAAAGTAGTCCAGTCTGGAGGGATGCGGTGTGCGGTATGTGGGAGCCGTAGGCTTGAGATTACGCGGAACAATAATGGTGGTGCTCCAGTGTCGCAACAAGGGGAAGATGATCTTATCAATGAAGCGAACCAGTATTGGGACCCATCGCAGGAGTGGAATAATCCGAACGACATGGAAGTTTTCTAGGTGGACGAAAATACGATTTCATAGTATCGTAGGGGCGTAAGACGGCGCTGGCATAGCCCGACCCCCTAAAAGGAATAGGGAAGGAGAAAAATCCCGTGTCCTCCTGCAATACAGCGACGACATACACTTCGACTTTGAATTACCGCCAGGACACTGGTGGGACGGACATCGTATATCAAGGCAAGGGGATCTGTGCGATTCACAGCCAGATGCCAAGCCAGATGACGTTGACTACCAATGCGGGTAGCGCTGCCGGTACCTATGTCCTGTATTTTCCTTCAACCGCTGGGCTTTATACTGGCGTTTGGGCCAATGCTGCTGGTATCCCAGCCAACACGCATGTCCACACAATCCAATCAACCTTTGTCCAGCTTGACACAACGCTAGCCACGACCATCACGACTGGCACGCCGATCATATTTACCCCCGGCCCTATTGGTGTTCCAACGATCTGGGGGTCAACCCCCGCCAACACCTATGCCATACCAGCCCCAAACAGCGACGGGACTTACGGTCCGCAACACGCTACCGATCCCTTTACCTATACTGTGCAGATGGCCGCTGCTGATTTGGGGTTCGGACAAAGTTTTAAGTTTGCTTACAATGGGCAGATTATCTACGGCGAGGTAGTGTAGACAGATACGCGACTAGGGAGCACCATGGACAACCCATCGTTCGACATCGCTCCGGTAACTCGGGCACAGGTAGACAATCTACTCGCTCAACTCACAGCCAATGGCTCAACCGTGAAACCGGGCAGCACGCCTGATTCCTGGGACATCAAGGGGCATAAATTCTTCATCGAGGTCGAAGCCGACGCTCGGTATGATGAGTCCCTTCAGATCCTCGCAGTCGAAGTGGTTCATGGGCCAGCGGGCAGGGTCGAAGCAGAACTCAGGAAGCAACTAGGTTTGCCGTCGTAAGAAAGTTAAAGGAGATTCCCGATGAAATTCAAACCATTCCTGGCCGTGTTTGCCGCGGCCGCCATGCTCACCCAGACCGGCTGTACCGGTTCCGACATTCTGCTCACCTTGGAAGCGAGCGTGGCGGCGTCCGAGATCCTTGTCGCCAGCCTCGCCACGGCGGGCAAGATCCCAGCCGCTGACGCTACGCCCATCGAGGCGGCGATTGCCGATGTCCCGGCTGCTTACACCCAGACGAGTACGGAACTCGCCTCTTCGGATGCGCCCGCAGTCAAGACGCTGAAGATCACCGCCTACTTCGCCAACGCGCTCCAGAAGTTGAATGCGCTCCCTCCGGAGGCGCAGGTGTACGCTATCCCCGTGACACAAGCCATCAACGCCTTCCTGAACGCCATCAACCCGCCGCCAGCGGCTACGGGTGCGTTTAAGGCGAATGTGCGTACTACGGCGACGGCGTTCCCAGCCACCGGCTGGGCTCACCAGATAGCGCGTCATCACCTCAGCGACGTCAAGACCAGGGCGCTGAATCTTCAAATCGCCATCGACAACCTCAAGAAGTAGCCCATGCGCGCGCTGCTCCTGCTGATGATCGTATCGGGATCGGCCCTCGCTCAAGATAACTTTGCGGCGGCTGGAGTGAGCTACAACCATACCAGCGCCGCTTCATTGGCTGGTACAGCGGTTTACGCGCACGCTATTGCCGGAAGTTCCTGGTTCTTTTCCAGCCTGGACGTGCTGTCCGACTCCACTAAGCCGGGAAATGTGTCCACGAACTTCGCCCCTGGCGTGGCGCAGAAGCTATTCACGGTTCACTGGCTGGGCCTCTATACGGTCACTGGGGCCGGGGTGAGTTGGGCCGGGTCGAACACCGGCTGGACCTGGAGCGGCGGCGAGATGCCCATCATCCATTTGCCGCGCGGGTTTGTTATCGCACTTCCGGTGCGGTTCGTCAAAAGCAGCGTGAACAACAACTCCAACTATCAAGTGATCGCCACATTCCTGATTGGCAAAGGATGGTAAGTGGGCTATGCTGATTCTAATCATCATTCTGATTCTGCTGTTCGGCTCGGGCGGAGGTTGGTACGGCTATAACCGCTTCGGCGCAGGGGGCGGGTTCGGTATCAGTCTCGGTACCATTCTGCTAATCCTGCTCATAGCCTACCTGTTGGGCGGATTCCGCTAAGGGGCCTACCATGCCAGAATTTACATGGAAGCTCGGTCGGAACCCGAGTCCGCCCGATGATCGCAATCTGAAGCTCACCAAATACCTAACCATAGGGAAACTGCCGCCCACGCCGCAGAGCGTCCAGTACAGCCCCGCCGTGATGAAGCAGGGCGGCTACCGGATGCTGCTGAACGACCGATATGGTTGCCACGATGCCACAACTGAGGTGCTGACAGAGAAAGGCTGGCAGCCCTGGCCGGAATATGACGGCTCCCCGTTGGGGACGATGAACCAAACTACAGGCCTCCTAGAGTTCCAGCAGCCGTCTGCTCTTCAGCGGTGGGACTACGACGGCCCAATGTACTTTGCCGACCATAGGAGTCTGGACTTTGGCCTAACACCCAATCACCGCATGTTTCACCGGCCCTATGTAATCCCGTACCAAGACGGGCAGTACGTTCCTGGGACTTCCGGTTACGGCCACTATCAGTTCTCCCCGATCTCGGAGTTGGGCACGCGGGTTGCTTTACCAGCATCGACTACCGGATTCCTGGGGGCGGAGTTGCGATCCCTGCGGATTGGAGGCAGGGACTGGGATGGTGACGATTTTCTGGCCATCCTGGCACTGGTCCTTTCCGATGGATACGTCAGTAACGCCGAGCACCACCGAGATACGATAAGTTTCTGTTGCTTTCGGGAAGATCGGCGCGAGATGGTGGCGGCGCTTGCATGTCGGCTTGGCATCAGCGAGTTCCCCAAGCGCAGGGGCGTATGGCAGTTCACGGATGGCGCTCTCGCAGAGTGGATGAAGGTGAACTGCTACACGAACCCGACCCTGAAGAGTCCATTCAAGCGGGTTCCCGACATTGTCAAGGTGGCGTCCGTTTCGCAAGTACAAGGCTTCTTGAAGTTCTACGGAGATCAGCACGTTTCAGGGGAGGGCTCCCGGAGCTTCAGTTCCACCAGTAGGCGCATGATTGATGACCTACAAGAACTTCTTCTGCGAATTGGCAAACGCGGGGGCATCTATTCTCGCCCAATGCGCGACGGGATAATCAAAGGCAAGATAGTCACCGGGGCAACGGACCACGACGATCACACATTGACGGAATGGAGAATGCAGGGCCTAGTTACCCTTCAAAGGCTATCAAGCAAGCCAACCGTTCAGATTGACCACTATCGCGGGGAGGTGTTCTGCGCCACGGTCCCTAACTCAACCCTGGTGACGCGGCGCAATGGACAGGTTCTTATCTCAGGAAACTGCTGTGTACCCGCGCAGATGTGCCACACTGTTATGCAGCACGCCGCCAATGCGGGACATCCTATGCCGGTGCCGAGCGATGCCGAAGTGATTTCGCTGTACTCGGCCATCGGCGGCTATGTTCCCGGCGATCCATCAACCGACAACGGATGCGATATGTTGACCGCGTTGAACTACTGGCGCAACACGGGCATCACCATCGGCGGCGTTGTGCATAAGATTGGTGCATTCGCGCAGATCAACTTAGCCGATCCCGACGAAATCAACGCGGCCCTTTGGATCTTCGGTTCGACCTTCGATGGCGTAAACCTTCCTGCCGCCATGCAGAATTCTAACTTCTGGGGTAATATCCCATCCGACCTGAGCGGGGATTGGGAACCCGGTAGTTGGGGCGGGCACTGCGTCGGTCAGGCAGACGCCACACTGGACCCAAACCTAGACCTCTACCAGACAGTTACGTGGGGCGGATTGATGGCAACCGACGCCACATTCATGAAGGCCTATTGCGACGAGGCTTATGTGGTCATCTCGCAAGACTGGCTCGCCGACAACGGGCAATGCCCGGCTGGGTTCGACATCGCCGCATTGACGGACGATCTGGCTGCGGTGTCCGCATAAAGGAAAGTCATGCTCTCAACCGAACTTGGAAGTCAGGCGGGCGTCAGCGTCATCCTGGTCTACCTGCTCCAATGGCTCAAAGGCTCACCGTGGTTTCCCTGGCTCTCAGCGAGAACGGACACCATTAACCGGGTGCTGGCGATTGCCGTTGCCTTCTTCACCTCGGTTGGCTTTCAGGTCTCAATGACCGGTACCTGGACATCGGGTGGCACGCTGGTCATCCAGATCCCGGCCGCCACCGCCGTCCTCTCCGTAATCCTGCACACCGCCTCACAGAGCGGGTTCCAGGAACTCTTCTACAAACTGGCGGTCAAGCCGCCAAGCGAGCCTCTGCTCAAACTCAGCAAAGACGATTCAGTCTGTGTAACGAAAGGATAAGCCTACTATGGGAATAAGTCTGGCGTTTTGGATCTTGATGCTTTTCTGGTTGATCTTCGGCTGCTGGAATCAGTACGTGCCGGGTCAGCCGTACCCAATGAAGTGGGCGGGTTTCTACCTGCTTCAATTCGTTCTGTTCGTGCTCATCGGCTGGAAGCTGTTCGGGGCACCCATCCACGGAGGGTAGACCATGCTGCTTCTCTTGACATCCTCCGTCGCCTAAGGGCGACGGTCTCCTTGAGAAAATCGTATGATGACAATTCTAAACTTGGTTCACCAGATCATCGCCCTACTGCGAAATGTGCTAACGAACCAAGCCAATTTGGCCTCACAGGTCAAAGTAGGGCAGTCGGGGCTTTCGGCTCAGATTGCTGCCGTGCGATCCCTCGTCCAGCAGCAAGGCGAGGCTCAAGTTCTTACGCTGGCTCAGATCACGGACAGTCTCGCAGTCATCGAGAAGGCCGTTTTCTACATACCAGGACCGCCAGTGAAGTTGCAAATCACTCTCGGGAAACCGCAACCACAGAAATAGAATCCTATAGGAGTTCACATGGCTAATTTCCAACTTCAAGATGCACAGAAGGTCTCGTATGCGGTGGCTGTCACCGACGTAGACAACAACCCGACAACCCTCCAGCCCGGCGATGTGGTGACTGCCATTTCGTCCATGCCCGCCTCTTTGGCCGTCGTGCCCGACGCGACTCCTGTAGCTGGCAGCGTGGCCTCCGGCTTCCTGGTGGCTAGCTCGACGCTCGCACTCAGCGTTACGTTCACGGTGACGATCACTCCGGCTGCCACTGGCGCAGCGGCCATCGTTGCCACCGACCTGATTGATGTGGTCGCTGGTGCCGATACCGGTGTGACCATTACGCTCGGCACGCCCGTCAGCCAGTAACTCTTGCAAGAGTGTAAGCCGGGGGCTTCGGCCCCCGGTATTGTTTCGTAGAAAGGTCAACCATGCCCGTCCAGCCGTCTATCCATATCCCTTTGACGCTCGTACTTCGGGAGGAAACCGCGAAGCAATTCCAGGACTCCCTGAAAGATGTCCCCTTCACCGATTGGCTGGCTACCAGAGCACGGCTTTGGTTCGAGAATTATGCTAACGGCGGCGTCATGCTGTCGCCCGATCAGGTCAAGAAGATCGAGGAAACTGTCGAAAAGCCAGTCAGCAACGGCAGCGATGTTGTGAATGCCGTTGGGGCAAGCCGCAATATCCAGGACGGCTCCCACACGTTTCTCTTGACGTTGGACCCAACTTGGGTGCAGCCGCTTAAAGATCGCGCTGCCGAGATGGGCCGCACGCCAGAGGAGCTTATCGACGATATGTTCTCCATCGGCATGGAGAACAACTGGGCCTATTCGCTAGACCCGGCGTATCAGCCTCCGGTGTATTTCCCGCATCCTGAGATTCTGAAGGGGCTGACGGGGAAAGATCGCCCAACCGGCGCGGAGGTTGAAAAGGGTATCCAGCAACTCGTTACGGAAGCGCGGAAGGCCGTGGATCGGGCAAAGGCGCTGGAGGCTCCGGTAGAGGTTGCCTAATGCCAATTTATGAATTCGCCTGCGCTCACGAAGGATGCTACTTGCAGGGGCGCGTCTGGGAAGCCTACTTCACGAAGATTGGTGCTACGATGCCCAACTGTGTGGAGTGTGGCAATCCGACGCAGCTTATGCCTTCAATCTCCCACGCCATCTGGTTGGGCACTCTCGACAAGTACAACCAGCCGGGATGCGTAACCCAGAACCCCACAGAGGACGGCGGGCACGTCGCCTATCGGGTCAGAAGTAGCCGTATGGTGGATGGCTCCCCTGAGCCCGTTCGCATCCGCACAGTTCAAGAGCAGAGGGAGTATTGCAAGGCCGAAGGACTGACAATGCCGAGCGACATGCCGCCGCACGCGGAGTATTCGGCTAAGGGGGCAAGCTGCCAAGGAATGCCGGGGTGCTGGGCCAGTGTCAACGAGGATTTTATTGCAGAGCAGAAAGCAAAGCCCCTACCGCCAGAGGCACCGGCTCCCATCACTGTGGTTGAGCGGTCTGTGGAGGTTGCGGACTAGGGCCTCGATTCAAAGTAACGAGAGCGTTTGTCTGTATCCAGACACGACGAAACTATGGATTTTTTGCCAGTTGGCCCACATTACGGCTCTGACTCAGATGGTGAGAACGCGCATTATGCCACCGGGAATCAGGGCGAGGACAGGCAGAAGTACCTGTCAGGGTTAGAGCATTGGCGCGAATCCGCAAAAGAGGAAGCCTACAAAACAGCAGACCTGAACCCAGAAAAGGAAGCTGCTGCTAGGTACATGCGGGCGCTTGGCGGGGAGTATTGGGATCGGCGTAGAGCGAAGTACAAGTCAAAGGTTTTCGACAATCGCCTCAACAATTCTCGCATTACCGACCTTTCCCTCCTTACCCAAACCCGTCCTACGATAGACATCTCTACCAAAATTGACGCCTACAAAGGGGAGGCAGACATCGTTTCTAAGGTCATCCGCTCAGAGTGGCTGACAAGAGACATGGATGCTGAATTCATCCGCGTCAACGACATCACCAAATTGAACGGGACAGGGTTCTGGAAGATTGGCGCGGCGTCTCCAGGGATGATGCAGGCTATTTCCTGTGGGCCGGATTCTGTATTCCCGATCCAGCCTGGATTCCATTTACAGAATTCCACAGCCATGCTCTACAAGACGTGGAAAGCCCTGTCATATTTCAGGAACAAGTTTCCTTACGGCTGCGCTGGAATTGAAAAAGAACTGTCCGACGTAGAACAGGGCGCGGGCGGAGCGGCGCAGTTCACGCGGCCTAAAGAATATCCAGAGTACACTTGGGAGCGCTTATCGCCAGCAATGCGGCGCTCTGTTGGGATTCGCATAGGATCGGGGGATATTGGCACCAGCGTTTTCAAATCATTGGAAATGCAAGAGTACTACGTCGATGACCCGCAGGTGAACGAATCCAAGAACAAGGTCTTGATGCGGCATCCCTATCTGCCGCTTACCCTTTACAACTGGTGGTACTGGGTCAACCCCGGAGAGCGTCTGTATCCACGTAAACGGCTCCTGGTGTTTGCGGGCCGCAGGCTGATGTACGATGGGCCTGCCCCGTTCTGGCATGGGCTGTTCCCCTTCGCTACGCTGCGCCTCAATCCAGTCCCGTGGTCCTTCTGGGGCCTCGAAGTATCGAGACCTGCTACCTCTTAACGAGGGGATGAATGAGATCATCGCTGGCATCCTGGACATGGTGCGGCGGGCTCTCAACCCCACGGTTGTCACCAAAGCGGGCGCTGTGCCCCAAGCAACGTGGCGGGAGTTCTACCCCGACATGCCAGGGGCAAGACTCTACATGCTGCCGAACAGCAATCCTCAGACGGACGTGAGGTACATAGCTCCCCCAGAGATCCCCGCGTGGGTGATGCAGGCCCACCAATACCTGTCGATGGAGTTTGACCGCCTTGCCGGGATTGTCGATCCAGGGGCACTTGGGAAGAAAAAGCAAGTTCCAGGCGGCGACACCATCGAACAGATGCGGGAAATGTTGAACACCCCAACTCAATTGGAATCCCGTTACGGGGAATTGTTCCTGCGTGATGTTGGCGTACAGGCTATGTCCAACGTTTTCCAATACTTCGAGTTGCCCATGCGGTTGCGACTCTTAGGGAAAGACGGGATCAGCCTGGAGGACTTCAACTACGAAGGGCCGAATCTCATTCCTGACCACGTAACCCGCGAAGATCACTGGAAGAACTTCTCGATGATGATTACGCCGGGATCGCTGTTAGGATCTAGCCGTGACCGTGAAAAGCAGACAGCCATCAATATGGCCGCAAAGGGCCTACTGCCCCTGCAATATCTGTGGAGCGTTTTGGAACTCAACCCGAAACAGCTTATGGAAATGCTCAAGCAGGAACATGAGATGGGTATTGGGGCCAAAGCGCCTAAGCCGTCAGGGCAGTCTGCTCCCAAGATGACGGGTGGCCAGAAGACGGGGAACGTCTGAAGTGTGCGCCCATGGCTCAATTGGATAAAGCAACTGACTCTTAATCAGTAGATTGAAGGTTCGACTCCTTCTGGGCGCACCAGTCTAAGCCCCTTAGCCGATTTATTAGTAACGGTTGGGACTCCAGCCAAAACTGAGAAAGGGGGATCTACATTATGGCACGTAAAAAGGGCCGCAAGGCGAAGCGCGGGCACAAGCGCGCGTAACTCAACGCCGATAGGGGGTAGTGGAGAACAGGCAGAATCGCTTGGACACTACCCTCTGCGCCTGCCATAAAAGAGAGACCACATGGAAAAACAACTTCTTGGATCAGAAGCCTCGCTTCAGAAGAACAGTCCGCTGAATGTCGAGCACGATGGCAAGACGGGGACTCCTGAAGAGCAGTTGCTTGGCTCCCATGCCCCGACTTCTCGCACACCTGTTCCGTTGCAGCAATTCAATAAGGGAGAAAGGGCCGGGACGTTCCAACTCTCCGGTTCAGAAGCTCTCTTGGACCACACGCCGACCAAAGGCTATACGTCGTTCAAAACTCCGCTGAGCGACCGTGCGGTGAAACAATCGAAGTAGGTTAGGCGTTTATGGCCACCACAGCCACCCCTCCTCTTTCCCCTGACGTGACCCAGCAGCAGGCTCCCCCACTCCAGCGATACGCCGAAGGTGCGGCTCAACAGAGTGCGGGGGCTGGCGGTGCATCCGGTCCCCAGGCGTCCATGCAATTTGTTCTGCAAAAGATGCAGTCCATTTCAAAGGACATGATGGACGTGGCGAAGGTGTTGTCGATTGAGAAGCCCGCGCTGATGCCAATCGTGACAAGGGCG